AGGTACTGGGAGCTGTTGGATGCAAACTGGGTGCGCTCGGCAGTGTCGAGGTACACGTAGTTACCCCAGACCTCGAACGTGGACGCATCGAAGTAAGATGTAAAGTAGGGAGTGAGGGTGAAATCGAGACGAACCTCGTGGTACTGGAGAGCAACCAGGGGAAGGAAGAGGCCGGGGTTGCGGTTGAAGAAGAATAGGAGTGGGAGATGAACACGGTAAGGCGTAGAGGAGTTACCGCCGTTGCCGGCAGATGGGGCCATTGCGGAAGTCATCTTGTTGTACTGGATCTTGTTCGCCTCGCTGAGGAACAGCTCGGCATATAGGCGCCACCAGGTCTGGTAGTGCTTGTCGATCTGCTGACCACCAATGTTTAGGGTCACGTTGGCAATGGCACGCTCAGCCACCCAGCACATATCGAAAGTGGCATTGTCGGATGTTAGGCAATTGGCCGCTAGAGAAGCCTTTGGTGCTAGAGTCACCTCCATCTGACCTAGGAGATCACCGTTACGAGCAACAATCACGTTGAGCATACCGTTGTTGCCGGGGCTGCCGTTCACCGTCTGCTGAATAGTCTCCATAGCGAAGTTGGTTGACTGCTGGTAGACAGCCTGGAAAAAGGACACCGAGGGCTGACCAGTTAGGTAAGTATCCTGTGCGCCATAGGCTACAAGTTGCATAAGAGCTCCCATTTTAACATATGCCAAGAAAATAATTCAGATGCGTTATTCACACAGCTTATTTTTCGTTACAAATGTTAAATGGCCGATGAACCTCTTGATATTTCTGACACTCTGATAAATGTCCTGACTACTGAGGAAGGACAGAACGTGGCCGATCTCATAGCTGAACTTTCTTCGAATATTGAGATTGTTGGTCAGCAGATGGTTATACAGAATAAGATTCTTGTAAAAGTGTTGGCTGCTCTTTCAGCAGCAAAAGTCCCACCAGAGAATACCCCCCGTGACTAATACACTCGCAATAAACGTATTTCTAAAAAAATCCTGATTTCGATATACATGTACTAATTTCATATCTACAACTTTTGTAATTATATACTCGTGCTGATGCCGGCACATTGGGCATTCCATCTTGTGACTGAGACATTTCACAATGCAAGGCAGATGGAATATCTTTTTACAGCACTGCAACTGGAGAGTATCATCGTTTAATGATTCTAAGCATATTGGACATTCTTCATCCATTATCCTGTAATCTCGAGAACAAAAGAATTATGGTCGTAACCGTTGAAATTAATACGCTGGCCATTTTTATCTAACCACTGAACAGTGATCCTCTGTAGATTCATTACAGGAATCTTAAGTTCGATAGTAAGTTCAAAATCATTTGATGATTTGAAAGTCTTTACACGACCCGAGTCAACATCAAGAGGTATTATTCCAGTGACCCTCTCTATGCTTGAACCTACATATGACTGTGAATAGTTGGAATTGAGAGATTTTGAATCGACTACATTTCCATTTCTAAATTCTTCAATGTCTAGAAATGCACATTCTTTTGTATTTAGATTAATAACTTTATCAGATGTGAATAGATATTTATTAAAATAAATTGTATCATTATGGTAGACCGGAAAAGAAGATGCGGCAAGACCCGTATAAGTTCCCGTCGTATTAAGACCCAGACAATTGAGTAGCTCGGGTGAATTTGTACTAAAAGTAAAACTAGTAGAAGCAAAAAATAAAAACTTGCCCTGGTCATCCAAATACTGGACTCCTAGTGCAGCAGCTGTAGTATTGCTGATGGCTGCGGCTAACCCATTGGCTGAATAGAACCCTGTATTTATAGAATATGATGTGGCATTGAAAGAAAATACATTTGATCCATTTGTAATATTATAAATTGTATTTGGTATTTTAGCAGTCAAAAGCTTTACCCTCGAGATACATTTAAGCTGACTTGTGAGATAGAGAACATATGAATTTCCATAGGGATACTGAGCTAGATCTCTATTTGTAGAGTCTGCATATATATAAGAAGTTTCCATTAATATACTCTTATAAAAGTTCTGACCGCCTGACAGTTGGTGGCCTGTCCACTACAGTATAAAAAAATCAAGAGCTTACTATTCAATGGAAGTATCTATCGAAATCTCAAAGGCTCAGATATTCACGCTCGAGAAGGATGATATTCTCAACTATATTAATCAACTTGAGACTCGAGATCTCAACTACAAGGATGAGCCAAACTCTATGATTATTGCTTTCCATGTGTATAAGATTCCAATTGGTCCGAAAGGACCCGATGCGTACGACATTGCTTCGGTCGACGCAGTCTGTTATCGGCGGAAGCGCCTTTTGAACGAGCTCAAGTTTCGGACCAAGGAGCTAGGGATCTCGAATGATGAGAGCAAGGACTTTGATGGAAACCCATATTCAATCAATGCTCGGATAGATCGTCTTATCGAACAGTATGTAGATGCATTCGAGGCCATCCTTCACCATACTCGTATAATGCAGCGGATCAATACTCCGATGTGCGTCCCGACAAGTCTCGAGATTGATGGGTGCTCAACAAGGTATTCTACCGATGACAAGGAGGATGATAAGAAGAGTAACTGGCAAGAGCTACTCCTGTATCTCTTAGATCAGTTGAAACTGAAGCGGTACAAGCGTTACAAGGATCAGTGTTTCACGGAGATTAAGACGTCTGATGGAAAGCATACCCGTGCTTGGAAGCCTGTCATGGATATTAGTGAGTTTGTATATGCGAGTACACAAAAGGAATGGCAGTACAATATGTGGAAAAACTTGACAAGTAAGGGGTCTACAGTCAAGGATACCGTAAACTACCTGTCTACAACTATCGATATCCAGTTTCCAGATATCAAAAAGAATCGTTCAGTGTGGTCCTTTCAAAATGGAATCTTTCTCGGAAAACACCTCGAGGGAACAGAATATGTATCAAAGTTTTATGAATATGATTCTCCGGAATTTGATCGACTCGATCCTACTATCGTAGCTTGCAAGTATTTTGACCAAGAGTTTATTGATCAAAGTAGTATCGGTGATTGGTACGATATTCCTACGCCTCACATGCAATGCATAATGGATTATCAGCGCTTCACCGATGATGTATGCAGGTGGCTTTACGTATTCGTTGGGCGTTTGTGTTACGAGGTGAATGAGATGGATGCCTGGCAGATTATCCCATTTCTCAAGGGTCTGGCGGGTTCTGGAAAGTCGACAATCATTACAAAGGTTTGTAAAAAGTTTTATGACCCAGATGATGTAAAGGCACTATCGAATAACGTGGAGAAAAAGTTTGGTCTCGAGAGCATTCACGATTGTTTCCTGTTTATTAGCCCGGAGATTAAGGGTGATATGGCGCTCGAGCAGGCTGAGTTTCAGTCTCTCGTTTCAGGTGAGGATATGAGTATCGCACGCAAGAACCTCAAAGCGAAGAGTATCACGTGGAAGGTTCCGGGTATCTTGGCCGGGAATGAGATGCCTGGATGGAAAGACAACTCTGGATCAATCCTTCGTCGTATTCTAGTCTGGGCCTTTCCACGGAAAGTTATGGATGCTGATCCTCAACTAGAGCACAAGTTGGATAAGGAACTCCCGATGATTTTGCAAAAGTGTGTGCGTGGCTATCTAGACTACTCTCAAAAGTACAAGACCCAGGATATTTGGAATGTAGTACCGCCATATTTCAAGGAGATTAGTAACCAAGTTGCGATGGTCACGAGTGTGCTCATCAACTTTCTATCCTCTCCAAAGGTTCGACTCGGACAGGCGCTCAAGGTTCCGGTCGACTTTTTCGTACATACACTCCAGGAGCACTGTACGGCGAATGGGTTTTCCAAGGTTAAATTTACGACCGACTTTTACGCAGGTCCATTTTCATCTATGGAGATTGAAGTGAAGAATTATAGCGGCATTTTCGACGGCCGTGCATACAATAATCATCCATTCATCTTTGGACTAGAAATTGTCGTGGATACTTCCAAGCCAGAATATTCTACTGACAATTAGTATGTATAAGAGACCAGCGATTCGAAAGTCTGCTGGCCCGGCAAATCCACCACCAGCAGCAGTTCCTTCATACTTGGAACAAGCACTTGCACAACCACCAGAGAAAAAGGGAATCACAAAGGAAAATATAGAAAAGCTCAAACCAGTCTTTCTCAAGGCTATTGAAAGGCGTAGAGCTAGAAAACCAGCCAGAGCTTATAAACTAAGCAACTTGACATCTTCTTTATATAATGCCACTGCACTTATTGAAAATCCAGATATATTAAAAATTTTCAAAAGGATTGAGAATCATAAAGATTCACGTATAACTGTGGCTAGTCTCAAAGGTGGAAGGTTCCAGGAACTTGCACGTATTAATGAAAAGAGTCACATACCACTGAAGAAGGGAAACCCCAACCAGATTGGTTTAGGGTTTACTATTGATTCTAAAAATAATTATGTCAATATATTCTCCTCAGGTGTTGTTCGGTTCACTGGTTCTAGTGATGCACACAAAGTTATTTCATTTATAGAAGAATATACAGGAACTTTAGAATATATAGAATATTCCAACAGATCTGGACAACTTTTGGTGAATAGAACAATAGACTTGAAAAAGTTTTCAGATTATCTAGAAAAACACAAACAGACAGTAATATACGATCCCAGAGGTCACCAACTCACCGTTCAGCTCAAGTTTACCGAAAATGTCAAGGTTCCGATAGAGCACCAACGAGGTAAACAAGTAGAAAAAAGTGTTGTACGGCTCGAACAAGAATATGAAACAGTTGAAGAAACTAAGAAGATTTTCACAATGACATTCTTCAATACTGGAGTTATCCAATACAAAGGGCGCATCACCGCAGACGAGGGTCAGATTATATCCTTTATAAAGGCTGCATTAGATGATGCACAGGCTGCGGGGGCGTTTACAGGTCAGTCTGCACAAAGAGAGAAGAAGGAGA